GCATCTCAGAGGTTCGCCTACATGGAAACCTGATCGCTAAAGTGGGCGATGATTTCGTCACCGTGTTCGATGGCGGTTGGCAGTCTAATACGACCAAATCACGTCTCAATGCAATCATCAATGAATTCTGTAATGCATTCACTGATGGAGTCTTTCAAAAGGATTATCAGTGGTTCATTCGTGACAACAAAGTCACCCATGATTTTGTGAACGGTTACACCTTCGCTGAGTTCGCTTAAGTTACACTCACCCATTCACACTATCTAACATGACTATTTGGAATTGCTACGGCTACGACAACAAAAAAGAGATGCATGATGTGCTCTCTTATATGAGAGAAACTGCTGCCGAAGCATATGCAAGGTGCAAAGAATTGCATCCAAACTTTGAGATCTATGACGTTAAACTTCGTCCTGAGTAACACTTACTCATCTCACATTATCTAACACTATCTAATACTATGGACGACCTACTTTCAGAAATCATGGATACACCAGGTGAGATCTTTGATATCCCTGAACTTCGTGAGCTAGAGGAGGAGGAGAAGTTCAACGTTGAGAACTTCATTAACTCCAACATCGACTACTAAGTAACACCAACTCAAACCACACTAACTAACAATCAAATGGCAGTCTTCTCAATGTGCAGTGACATTGCAACCCAGTCAATCCGTTGGGTAGAGCGTAACACTCAGACAGACATTCAACCCACGTTAGGTCAACTCTTCACCTCTGAAGCTTCATTCTTTGCAGGTGTCTGTTCTGATAAGTATCAGCAGGAAGCATTAGATAAGATCCCTACATTTGAATAACACAGAGGGGGCTACAATGCCCCCTTTTTTGACAGTTAAGGGCGGCGCGGTTGTTGTTAATTAAGGCGGCGATGGCCCCCCCGTATATAAAATCGATAGGATCCCCTAGTCTACAAAGTGTTACCCAAGCGAGCTTTATATTACTCGGAAATACTTTGTAGAAAACCCCCGTCCCATATATAATTTCAAGAATGGAAACATCGATATGAAAAAAAATTCTGGGCCAGTATATTTGACTGTAGAGATCGATCCAGTGACTCATGATTATATGATATTACTTCCTGAGTATCTGGTGAATGATATGGGATGGTATGACGGGACGTGTCTCATAGCGAATAGCGATGGGAATGACATTGTATTAGAGACTGGGGAGGACTGCCCAGTGGATGATTGACAGACGCTATATAATACGTTAGAATAACTGAGTTCATCATTTCAGATTATGGCGAAAGGATTTACGATCAAGGCGAAACCGCCAGCGAAGAAAGCATCTGTTGCAGAGTGGGACTACGACAAAGCTAAAGAGATAATCAAAGGAAAGACAGTAGTATTCTGTCTACCTGGTCGAGGGGTATCATATACATATCTAAAAAACTTTGTACAACTCTGTTTTGATTTAGTGCAAGCCGGAGCGAGCATTCAGATCAGTCAGGACTATTCCTCCATGGTAAACTTTGCAAGATGCAAGTGTCTTGGAGCGAATGTCCTTAGGGGACCTGATCAGATTCCCTGGGATGGAAAGTTAAAGTATGATTATCAATTATGGATTGATAGTGATATTGTATTCAACACTGAGAAGTTCTATCAGTTGGTTCTGATGGACGAAGACATTGCTTCTGGTTGGTATTGCACAGAAGATGGAAAGACCACCTCTGTGGCGCACTGGCTAGAGGAAGAGGACTTTACGAACAATGGTGGGGTCATGAATCATGAGACACTTGACACGATGGCCAAGCGTAAGCAACCGTTCACAGTTGACTATGCAGGTTTCGGATGGATCCTAATCAAGCATGGAGTCTTTGAGAATGAGGGTATGAAGTATCCATGGTTTGCTCCGAAGATGCAAGTCTTTGATAGTGGTGCAGTACAGGATATGTGTGGAGAGGATGTATCATTCTGTCTTGATGCGAAGGAAGCAGGATATGAGATCTGGTGTGATCCTCGTATCAGGGTAGGTCACGAAAAAACTCGCGTTATCTAAGGAGGTCGCAATGCCTAGAAAGAACAAGACTTATTATTACAATGTCTACCGTGGCTCGGAGCTTCTACATGAAGAACTTACCGAGACTGAATTCATGGATCAGATGGAATTCTATGCCCATGAATATTATATGACACAGGATCCTGCATTGAATCCTGCAAACTTCCGTCACGAAATGAAGCAATTACTAGAGGAGTGAATTAATTATGGCAGTACGTTCAAAAGTCGGTATCAGCAAAGATGGCTGGATGCCTGGTAAACCCAAAAGAACTCGTCAGGGTTCTGGTAAGAACACAAAATACGCGGCGTCGTCGCGAAACTCGGCTCGTAAGGCTTATAGGGGTCAAGGAAGGGGTTAAATAGGTGAAGATGCATTAAGCCATTATGGCATGTTTAATTGCCAATCTTCCCTCACAAGAAGTATGGGTTCGTAAAGAATATCTCACTGATCATCAAAGTGGTCATGGTGAATTTGTAAAGGGCGTCTGGGTATCGGTTAAATCGATTCCTGGGCGTGCTTTTTATTTTGAGACATATCTACCAGAATATGCCGCCATGTACGATAAATTGCCTATCAGTGCCTTTGTAACAGACCCTGAGACACCAAGTCCAGACATGAACCTACCGAACCTTCAGTTTTGGAACTGTATGGATTATGGAGTTGTCTCAGTAGATAAGAAATTTATTGGATCAATGGACTTTGAATGCTATACAAGGGACTTTGGAAACGTAAAAGGTACTTATGTCTGTACTATTGACAACTATCATCATGATCCAGACTATGTTGATTGGGCAACCAGTGAGAATCCTGCCGAACACAAGTCTCATAACCTAATTGAGCTAGAGAATGGTCAGTATGCACTGTATCCAAACAATAGATTGCGTATTTTTGACAATAGCTTGACCCCTGTCGAACCAAAAGTACCTGATTTTAAAGTTTCGACTCAATATTACCAAGTCGAAAATGGATTTGAACGACTTGGAATGGGTCGTGAAGACGAATATTTCTGGAAGACAGCACAAGAACGTGAGGATTCACCAGAATATCCTAATTAGGGCATAAATACATAAAGTTCATGGTCTATTAATGGCATCACAGAGAGTTTCAAGGGCGTTTAAGGACATTTCCTTGTCTTTTGAGGCTCATCCTGTCACAAAAGATCTGCCTATATTAAAAAATGAGAGAGCAATTCAGAGAGCTGTTCGCAATTTAGTGCAGACACAGTTTACTGAAAGGTTTTTTGACTCTGATTTGGGTTCACCCGTTCGTGATTTGTTGTTTGAGTTTGTTGACTTCGGAAGTTCTTCTCAAATTCAAGAAGAAATCAAGTTAGTTATTGAACAGTATGAACCTAGAGTTGACAATATCATTGTAAACGTGAGGCCTGCGCCTGATAGAAATGAATTTGAGTGTGTCATAGCATATGATATCGTTGGAATGAATACCCCAACACAAGAATTTTCCTTCGTATTAGAGGCAACCAGATAAAATGCCATTTACAAAGTACGCTAATTTAGATTTTGATCAAATAAGAGATCAAATTAAAGATTATCTAAGAGCAAATTCGGATTTTTCTGACTTTGATTTTGAAGGATCAAACTTTTCCGTATTAATTGACACTCTTGCATACAATACTTACATCAGTTCGTTCAATGCGAACATGGTTGTCAACGAATCTTTCATTGAATCCGCAGCATTAAGAGAGAATGTTGTTTCTTTGGCTCGTAATATTGGTTATACTCCGCGTTCACGCACTGCAGCTAAGTCAAAAATATCATTTTCCGTAAAATTTTCTGGTTCCAGTCAAACTGTTACGCTAAAAGCGGGACTAGTTTGTGTAGGAAACACCAAAAACACTAGTTTCGTATTTTCTATTCCAGAAGATGTTACCGCAACAGCACCATTAGATAATGCATTAGATAATCAGATTGGTGCTAGGACTGCAGTATTCTCTGATATTGATGTATATGAAGGATCATATGCAATTAAGAAATTTAATGTCGATCGATCTATAGATCAAAGATATATTCTTGACAATGCTTCTATTGACACCAGCACACTTAGAGTAGGAGTTAAAGGCCCATTAGATCAAGGTATTGATAATAAGTACGTGAGATCTGATACTGTTTTCAAAATTACTTCTTCATCAGAGATTTTCTTCTTGCAAGAAGTAAGAGATGAGAAATATGAATTATTATTTGGTGATGGTGTCATCGGTAAGAAACCAGAAACTGGAAGTCAAATTGTTGCATCTTACATTGTAACTAATGGTATCGAAGGAAATGGAGTTGTAAATTTCAGTTTCTCTGGTGTTCTAAGAGGAGGTTCAGATGAAAGAATTTCTCCCACTACTAGTGTCGTAGTAACGACTAACCAGAAGGCGCAAGGAGGGACTGAGATTGAATCAATACAGTCTATTAAATACTTTGCTCCTAAGACGTATTCATCGCAGTACAGGGCGGTTACGGCTAGTGATTACGAAGCAATTGTAAAGCAAGTGTTTCCTGATGCAGAATCAGTTTCTGTAGTTGGTGGTGAAGAAATGACACCTCCAAGATTTGGAGAGGTTGAAATTTCAATCAAACCAAAAAATGATTACTTTGTATCTGATTTCAATAAAGGATTGATCCTAGGTAGACTTAAAGATTATGCAGTTGCTGGGATCAAACAAAGTATTGTAGATCTTGAAATTCTGAATGTAGAATTAGATATTTTTGTTTATTACAATGGAAGTAAAGTTTCGAGTTTAGAGAACTTGAAGAGTGCTGTTACATCTACTTTGTCAGAATTTGCAGGATCAGAAGATCTTAATAATTTTGGTGGCCGATTCAAGTATAGTAAACTACTAAACGTAATTGATTCTACAGACACTTCTATTACTTCTAATATTACAAAAGTGAAAATTAGAAGAAACATGAGATCTGCCCTCAATAATCCAGCTCAATATGAGTTGTGCTTTGGTAATCGGTTTCACATAAATCCATCTGGGGCGAATATTAAGTCAACAGGATTTAGTGTTGCTGGTATTCCTTTTACTCTTTATATGACAGATACACCATCTGTTGTTAATAGTGAGACAGGTATCATTTCATTTATTTCTATTGATGAAAATGGCGTTTCATCTGTAAAAGTACAGAATGCTGGAAGTGTTAATTATACGACTGGAGAGATTAATATCTTTACAGTTAATATCGTTAATACCATTCTTCCAAACGGAACTATTGAAGTACAAGCATTTCCAGAAAGTAATGATGTTATTGGATTGGAAAATCTGTTTGTTGAATTGTCAATAGATAAAAGCACGATAAATATGGTTAAGGACACAATCACTTCTGGTGAGCAAGTTTCGGGAATCGGATTCCCAGTTACTTCAAGTTACTCAAACGGCAAATTAACAAGGTAAGATGATAGAAACTGGATTTGATACAAGAGTAAAAGTCAATCAAATTATTGAAAGTCAATTACCATCTTATGTTTCATTAGAAACACCAAAGGCGGTTGATTTTTTAAAACAGTATTATAAATCACAAGATTCTCAGGGCTCTCCTGCAGATCTAATTGATAATTTAGATCAATATTTAAAATTTGATAATATAACTCCAGAAGTAGTTTCTGGCATTACTACTCTGACATCAGATGTCTCTAGTAGTGATACAGTTATCAATGTATTATCTACAAAAGGATATCCTAATAAAGATGGTATCTTTCAAGTTAACGATGAGATAATTTATTACAGTGGAATCACAACCAATTCATTCACGGGTTGTGTTCGTGGATTTAGTGGTATCAGTGAATATAATGATGGTGAGGTTACATTTAACAATACCAGCGCCAAAGACCATACTACAGGGATTGGTGTAACTAACCTTAGTACACTATTTTTACGAGAATATTTTAAAAACTTAAAAGTATTATATGCGCCTGGATTTGAAAACGAATCTTTTGATTCAGATGTAAATGTAAACAACTTAGTTAAGAATTTAAAGTCATTCTATCAGTCTAAGGGTACTGCTGAATCAATCAATACTCTAATATCAATATTATTTGGCCAAAACTCAAAAGTTAAAAAGCAGTCAGAGTTTTTACTTGAACTGTCTGAAGCATCATTCAGAAAAAGACTAGTACTATTGACCGAAAAGGTTGGTGGTGGAGATCCATCCAAATTATCTGGTCAAACACTATTCCAGGATAGTAATAGCAATAATCCAGATATTGGTGGTTGTTCAGCTCCTATATCTGAAGTAGAATCAACTATTAGAGGTGGAGTTACATATTATACGGTTTCTCTATTCCTAAGATATCAGGAACCAGCTCCTGGTTTTGATGGTAACTTCTCTATAACACCAAGTTCAAAAACCATTGGGGATACTCTCATTGGAAGTGATGTAATTTTGGTAGATAGTACCATTGGATTCCCTCAGAGTGGTGTGTTAAGAAATGGCAGTGATGTCATTACATACACTGATAAAACTATTAATCAATTCTTAGGTTGTTCTGGTGTTACTGCAAACATGGCACCTGCTACTAATATTAGAACCAATGACGTTGCATATGGATATACAAGTGATACTAATGAAAAAGTAGAACTTAGGTTAACTGGCGTAATATCAGAATTTGATCCACAGGAAGATATCTTCAACGCAAACATAAATGAAGTTTATGGAACCAAAACAGTTGGTTCAAAAATTCTAAATCCTCCAGCTAATAAAACTTACGAACAGATTTCATTCAACTCTTGGAAATATAATACTGCATCAAGTATAAACGTTCAAAGTTTTAATGGTTCTGTATTTGTTCTAGAAAGAAGTCTAGATGATGCATTCCTTAGTGATGGTGATAATGTAGAAGTTATCAATAAAGAAACTCTTGATGTTATTGTTGGATTAACCACAGCTACAATCACTGGTGATAAGCAAGTTGTATTATCTGGTGGTAATATTTCCGATTTGGTGCAGGGTAGATCATATGCTATTAGAAGACAAATCAAGAAGGCATCTAGTAGTGGTATTGAACTGAACTATGGTAATAATGCTATAGTATCAAATGTGTTGAACACATATATTGAAAAAGATCGTAGTACTCTTTATGTTGCATCCAACTCTTTACCTGATTACAACATTGATCTAAATCAAATTGAAACCTCAATTGCTGAGGCATCAATATCTTCTGGAACTCTTGATGATCAAGATTCACTTGGTGATTACAATAATATTTCATTTTCAAATACTGTTCCTTTTATAACTGGTGATGAGGTAATTTATTCTGCTGGAACTGCAACTGAACCAATTAAAGGTTTAGAGTTTGGTAGAAGTTATTTTGTTGAAGTTCAATCACCGAACAATAAAATAAAGCTTTATGTTGCTAGATCATTCATTGATACCAATATCAATGTAAAACTAAATGTTCCTGATGATGGAAATACTGGATCTCACTTCTTCTCATTATCAGAACAAGTTGATAAGAAGATTTCTCCACAAAAGGTTCTAAAGAAGTTTTCATTGATAAGATCATTAGATACTGGTAGTGAAACCAGCACAGTTGCTGGAGCTTCTGGTATTCTTAAAAATGGTGTAGAACTTACAAATTATAAAATTGACGACAAAGTATTTTTTGGACCCGTTGAAAAAGTTAGTGTTTTCAATTTTGGATCTGATTATGATGTAATCAATCCACCAAAATGTATCATTGCAGATTCGGATAATTCTGGAAATACTGCTCTGGCAAATGTTGCTGTATCAGGAACCCTTAAAGATATTCTTATTGATCCACAAGACTTTGATATTGATCAAGTTATAAGCATCAGTATAAGTGGTGGTAATGGAACTGGGGCTTTAGTCGAACCAATTGTAATTGATCAATTTAGAGAAGTTGGATTTAATGGTAAAAATGCCTCTGATGGTGGTGGCGTCTCCGTTTATGGTGATTTTATTAGAACAACCAATAATCATAATTTTGGAAATGGTCAAGAAATTATCTATGATCCAAATGGTAACAGATCTTTAGGAGTCACTGGATTTGGATTGACTAGTGTTACTGGTAATTTCCTAGAAACTGGTGGTAAGTACTTTACCGAAGTTATCGATCCAGTATCTTTTAGATTATACGAGAATGAATCGGATTTTAATAGTGGTATAAACACTGTTGGTTTTAGTACTGGTAATAACAGTGGTGGTTTACATAAATTTAGAACTGCACAATCAACCAAGCAATTAACTGGTGTTGTTGTTCTAGATGGTGGGGTTGGATATGAAAATAGACAAGTTGCTATTCAAACAACAGGTATCTCAACATCAAATAATTCATTCTCATTTAAAGATCATGGTTATTCTACAGGTGAGTTAATTACATATAGTGCTACTGGTGATAAGATTCCTAATCTATCAGCATCCAATCAGTATTATGTTATCAAAGTAGATGATAACAGCTTTAGAATTGCAGACGCTGGTGTTGCAGGAACTAGCAATACTAATTTTGATAGAGGATTGACTGAAAAAATCGCTGGGATTGGAACAGGTCTTCACGTATTCAACTATCCAGAAATCACAGTTGATATTTCAGTATCCATTGCAAATACTGTGGGTGTTGTAACAGCTACTCCTATTGTAACAGGCAGTATAAAAGATGCCCTTCTTTATGATGGTGGAACATCATATGGATCTAAAGTTCTAAACTTCCACAATAGACCAGCTGTAAGTATTGATAACGGAACTGGAGCAGAATTTAGAGCGGTAATTGTTGATAAAAAGATTATTGATATTTTAGTATCACAACCAGGAAAAAACTATTTTTCTCCACCTGATATTAGTATCATTAGTGAATCTGGAAGTGGTTGTATAGCAAGAGCGGTTACTAATGATAATGGTGAGGTTATAGATGTAGTTGTTATTGCGAGTGGTAACAATTATGTTTTCTCAGACACTAAAATTGAACCAGTATCAAGAGGAAGTGGAGCAGTTCTACGTTCAGCTATTAGAAGTCTAACTCTCAACAGCAGAGCAAGATTTAAAGATTATGGTGGTGAAGCTATCATTGATAAAGGTGAAAACGGTTTACAATATGCTGTTGTTGGATATAGTCCAAAATTACAATCAGATTTCCAAGACACTGATAACACCAAGCACTCACCACTAATTGGATGGGCATATGACGGAAATCCAATTTATGGATGTTTTGGTTATACAGATTCAAATGATCAAACTTCTGCTATTAAACTAATTGAATCTGGTTATATTATTGATATCAATCAAGTCACAAATAGACCAAGTGGATTTGAATCTGGATTATTTGCTGAAGATTATTTGTTTACTGATTCTGGCGACTTAGATAAGCACAATGGTAAATTTACCAAAACACCAGAGTTTCCAAACGGAACTTATGCATACTTTGCAACGTTAGAACTAGATCCATTAACTGGAGATCTCGCATCTAGTTTCCCATATTTCATTGGTGATTCATATAGATCTAATGTTATTGAAGAAAATCTTGCAGGATCTTCAGTATCACTAAATCAAAATTTTGATTTTATTGGAAATGAATTAATTAGAAATACTTTCCCATACAATGTTTCTGAAGCTGGTGCTGATTATAACTTCTTTACTCAACCTTATAGTTTTGATAGTCAAAGGGTTATTGTAAGGTCTAGAAGAACAGGTGAAATACAAAATATTTCTATTGTAAAGAAAGGATCAAATTATCAAATTGGTGATAATGTTGTATTTGATAATAGTGATACAACTGGTGGATCAGCATCTGCTCAAGTCTCAGAAGTTACTGGAGACTTTGTTAATAGTATAACAGAGGAATTCTTAACATATGATAAATTTGTATTTGAAACCCTTAATGGAAATCAGGTAGCTGGATTCATTTCAACATTCCATGATTTGGAACCGAATGATATTGTTAAAATTTCTGGTCTCTCAACTTATGTTGCTAATTTGTCTGGTGATGTGACTATTGGAGTTCCATCTGACGACTTTAGTTTAACTGATAACATAGTAGCAGAATTTGTTGGTGGTATAACCACAGACATACCCGTCTCGAATGTCCCAGAGTTCTTAAGACCAAACTCTGAACTTCAAATTGATGATGAAACTTTTAAAGTTCTCAATATCTACAACACTTCTGGTTCATTTAATAACATAATCAGAGCAGTAAGAGGAACCTCTGGGACTGGTCATACTGTTGGAGCTCCTATATTAGTAAAATCCAGTCAAATAATATTTAATTTTAATGGTTCAACTTTAGATTCTACACCAAATGATGTTGTATATTTCAATCCTAAAGAAGCCGTCGGATTTGGAACTACTCTAGGTATCGCAATTGATACAGATTATGTTGTTAGTGGTGCAACAACTGATAGAAGTGTTCCAACATATTCAATTTATCTTGAGAATCATACATTTACAGATAATCAACCAATTAAGATTATAAAACCAGCATCTGGTAATGCTATTGCAGTATCTACAGTTGGTGCTGCATATACATTTACTCTTCCTTTATCTGGCAATGAGCAACTAGTATATGCTGTCAATAAAGGCACAAATATCATTGGTATTAAAACTACTTTAGATTCTGCAGAAATTAATTTCGTTTCCTGTGATACGAACGATTATGAATATCAAATCACATCAGATCATAAGCAGGTAACTGGTAGAGTAGAAAGATTAACTGCAAGAGTAGCGACAGCATCTTCTCATGGTCTTGAAAAAGATGATAAAGTTAGATTTAATGTAAAACCAAATCTAACAGTTGGTGTTGGAACATCAACAGCAGTAAGAGTATTATTCAATGAGTTCACTCAAAATACTATTATTGATCCCATTGGTTTCAGTTCAGCTTCAGTTGGTTTATCAAGTTCAAGATTTAATATCGAGAGTCATGGTTTAGTTACTGGTGATTTGGTATTCTATGATGCGAATGAAACAACTGGTATTGATACTGGAAAGTATTTCGTATTTTCTGATAATCCAGATGCATTCTCAATTGCAGAAACTAAAACTGACCTTGAAGGAGAAACTATTAGATTAGTTGAATTTACCAAAGTTGGTGGAACTTCACATACAATATCTAAAGTAAACCCTGAAATAAAAGTAACTAGAAATAATAATATCAAATTTGATGTATCAGATAGTTCCTTGTCTGGTTATAATTTTAGAATTTTCTATGATTCTGATTATAGAAATGAACTTGTTGGAACTGGACGTTCTGAAGCATTTGAATTGACTGGAATTGGAACTGTTGGACTGGGAACGGCTAGTTTTACTGTTAAGTTTAACGAGTATTTACCAGAGCAACTATATTATAACTTAGAAAAAATTTCAAATAATACTCTTGTAGAACCTGATATTTCAGTAGATAATTTCTCAAGAATTCTATATGTTGATAGTGAGTATGCTATAAAAACATCTGTAGTTGGAGTAGGAACTACAGGCACAACATTCTTAGTCAGTCTTTCAGAAAAACCTGAAAAAGGTTCTTATACTTCTACTGAAGTTGATAAGTTAGAATATTCTACAAAATCAACTACTGCCTTCGGTGGAATTTCCAAACTCAATATTTTGAACAAAGGAAGTAATTATGACAAACTTCCTGGAATAACAACAATTACAACAACCTTAGGAGTTAATGCTGAAATTTCTCCCAAATCAACCAATATTGGTTTGTTGGATAGAACTGAAGTTGAGAAACCTGGATTTGACTTTGCTGTTGATAAAACTCTAAAACCAGTAGCTGACATTCCAGCAAGACATGAACTTACAAATTACTTCTCTGTTGATAATATCATACCAGTATATGGTGGGAAAAACTTTATTACTGCTCCAAACTTAGTCCTTGTAAACTCAGTAAGTCTTGAGCAAGTTGATGATATAAGTATCATTGCCGAATTAGACTCTGGAAGTATTAGTGGTGTTGAGATCATTAATCCTGGAAGTGGTCTTCAGGGTGTTGGTCATAGTGTCTTTAGTTTGATTAATGATAATGGTCTAAGTATTACTAAGATTGACAGTGTTCAAACTGGAATTATGACTCTAACTGTTGTGACTCCAGTATTAGGATTCTCAACAAGCCCACTACAAGCAGGGGATGAAGTATTTGTTGATGGTATTCAGGAATATACCGGAGAAGGCGATGGATTTAATTCTAAAAACTATGGATTCAGATTCTTTGAAGTTGCAAGTTTCAATGCTGGTGTCAACCCTGCTGAAGTTACAATTAATCTAACTGGAGTAGGAACAGGATCTCCTGGAATTGGTGTTACTGATGTTAACTTTGGATCTATTGTTAAGAAAGAATCTTACCCAACATTCTCTGTAGACATCGCCAGTAAGAATTTTATTGATAACGAACCTTTACTATTAGAAAACGACTTAGGTGAAACAACTAAAACTGTTTTGAAAGTTGATTCTTCTAATGAAGCATTCCTTAAAACCAAGGGTGATTTACTACTGGTTGTTGGAAATAAACTTCTTGGTTCAATCTCTGGAGCTAGAGGAACAGTTGTAGACACTAAGACTTTTGATGGTTTCCATGATGTTGGATGCGGATCTACAATTAACTTTGGTTGGTTGACAAATAAAGGATTCTTGAATGATGATACTCAAGTCATGTCAGATAATGACTATTATCAAAAACTAGCATATAGTATTAAGAGTCCTGTTAAATTTAATGATCTAATTGGTCCAGTCAATCGTTTGGCACATATTTCAGGTACAAAGAATTTTGCTGACACTGAAATCAATTCAGTAGCAGCTGCTTCTACTAATTTCATTAGTGATGGCACACAATCTATAGTTATTGACCTATTCTCTGAATCAGATGTAACAACTAACAATTTCTTTGATTTTGCAGTTGATACTGATGTCGAACAGAATATAACTAATATCAGTCAACTTACTACAAATTCAATCAAGTTTGGAACTAAAAAACTTACTAACTTTATTGAATGTTTGACTAATAGAGTTCTGAGTATTGATGATATCAGTGAATCATTTATTGATAGAGAAAACTTAGTTGGTGATTTCGTAGATATTATTAAGTTCCCAGCTGGGACAGGATATTCTAGATTTACAGTTGTAGTAACTGACGTTGTTGATCTGACATCATTCCAAATTTATGATTTGGTCGTTATTACTGATGGTAATAATAATACCTTCCTTCTAGAAAAATCAAATATTAAATCTGAACCTCAACAACAAGTAAATCTTGATGAAGAGAAAGAAAGTCTAGGAGAATTTTCTACAGAATTTTCTCAGTTAGATGGAACTATCGCTTTAAGATATACCCCATCAAATTCAGAAAAAACTTATGATATAAAAGCGTTCCGTCAACTATTTGATTCAAGACCTACTGGTATTGGAACCAATGTTATTGGTGATACAAGACTGATCGGCGTAACCACTGTAATCGGAGCTGGATCTACAGATCAAATTGTTGGATTTGATACTGATGAATTCAATTCAATGTTTGCATATGTTGAAGTTACAGATAATACAACTTCTGAAAGACAATATGCAGAAATAACGGTTCTTCATGATGGAGTCAATGCAACTCTTGGCCAATATGGATTTGATAGTAGTGAAAGATTGCTAAGTTTCTCACCTATTGGTACATTTGGTGCCGATATAGTAAATGATGTTCTAAAATTAGAATTCCATAATGATGGTTCAAATACTGCAACAGTTAAAGCAAATGTTGTTGGATTCACAACCACCAACGTTGGATTGAGAACAGAACACTTTAAACTTACCACACAGCAAAATGGTACAGAAAGAACAGCAAGAATAGAATCTAATGTAATTCAAGAAACTATTAATGCTGGTTATGGTATCACAGTTGTTGGAATCACATCAATTATTGATCGTTTCTCAAAATCAATCATTAGAGTTTCTAGTGGAAATACTGAATCATTAAGTCAAGTTCTATTTGCTCAGGAGTTTGGTCAAAAAGATACCTATGTTCTTGAGTATCCACAATTGGGTATAAACACATCAATTGGTCTTGGAACATTTAGTACTCAATATAACGGAGTTTTCTGTGAGTTGGTTTTCCTACCAGATGCAAGATATGTTGGTGATGAAATCAGAATTGAAGAATTTAGTGAGATTGTTTACAGTGATCTAGATACAAACATTAAACAAATTGAAGAATTTGGATTTGGAACTTCTATTGAGCTTGTTATACAGGCAAAATACACTCCACAAGACAGAACTAGTTTCACTTTAGAATATGAAGGTTATCCAATTTTTGCAAGAAGATTTAATCCTACAAATAGTTCAGTATTTGATCAGACATCAGGAAACATTTTCCTAGAAAGTCATTTCATGAATAATGGCCAGGATATCAAGTATACACCTGGATCATCTATCATCGGAATTAATTCAGAATCAATTACTATTGGATCTACAACCGCTGGTGGTGAAAGTTTAATCGGTGATATTAGAAGTGGATCAAATGTTGTTTCTTCAGCAAGCAATAGTTCAGGTATATCTGTTGGTGAAGAGTTCTTTGGACCTGGTGTTGGATCTGGTGCAACTATTGTAAGTATTGGAAGCACATTCAGATTCTTCCTCGGAGATTCCGATGGAACTAAAGTTATCACTGGAGTTGCAAACACTTCAGTTATTGCGATTGGTGATACAATTCGTGAACTTGTCACAGAAACTGGATTTGGAACTGTTACTGCTATTGGTGCAGGATCTCTCACTGTTGCAAATAATGTTCCAGTTGGTATTGGTAGTACATATTATTCCGAAAGACTTGGAATTGGTCTTACAATGTCTGTTGTGGCTACGGCAACTACAAGCAGACAGTCTTATTTCTCTGGAGTTACCACAAATATTCTACCAGAGGATCTATTTGTAATTAGAATTGATAATAACAACATTAAACTTGCTACCAAGAAAGACTTTGCTATAAAAGGTCTTGGAATTTCACCAACAGGTATTGGTGAAGGTAATAGTCATCTAATTGACACTACCAAAAAACTTGAAAAATCATTGATTGTTCTCGATGGTGTTGTTCAAGATCCTATTTCTAGAACACTAGTCACACATAAGAATATTGAAGAAATTGGTGTTGGTAGAACATTCCTTGCACTATCTGGTATCTCAACTCTTGTTCCTGATTATATTCTAAAGGTTGATGATGAGTTGATGAACATCTTGAATGTTGGATTTGGTACGACAGGAACTGGCCCAATTACTGGTGTTGGTACTTTCCCACTTGTAAATGTTACTAGAGGATTTGTTGGAACAACAGAAGCTGCTCATGAAAGCAATAGAACAGCAATTGTTCACAGAGGATCATATAACATTGTAGAAAGTGATATTCACTTTGTTGATACACCTAAAGGTTCTGGTGGTGACTTCGTTACCGATGATAGAGGGCTATCATTTACTAGATCTGAATTTAATGGGCGTGTTTATCTAAAGAGTGATTACGGTACGAATGAACTTTATGATGATATTTCAACTGAATTCACTGGTATTGGTAAAACGTTTGCACTAAGTGTTAATGGCGGAGATTATCCTGTTGGTCTCGATACTTCTAGTGGAAGTGGATTACTCTTCCTTAATGGTGTTCACCAGGGTCAATCAACTGATAACAACCCTCTGAATGTATATTCAATTGTATCTAACGTAGATGATGTAGAAGTAGTATTCAGTGGAACTAAACTGATAACTGGTGATGATTATCTCAGTGAACTTGATGCTATTAAAAACAAACTGCCAGTTGGTGGTGTAATTGTTTCTGTTGCATCTTCTGGTGGAATCGGAGTAGCACCTCTAGTTGGAGCTAAGGTTATTGCTGAGGTTGGTGCTGGTGGTACTATCACTAATATCGTTGGTCTTGATACTGTAGGAACTTATACAACAATCACTGATTTTATCTACGATGGAACAAGTGGTCTCGGAACAGTGACTACTGCTGGACCTCATGGATTTACTATTAATGATTTCTTAGACATGAGAAACATTCAGTTTGATTGCACTAGTGGCTATGACAGTCTAGTTGGTGTTTCTACTGTTGATTATGATAATGTATCTGGAATCATGACTGTAACAACATCTGGAAATCATAACCTGAATAAGGATATGAGAGTTCAGTTTGATGGTTTACAGATGATCTGCCCTGCAGGATCTTACAATAAGAGAGTTGGTGTTAGCACATTTGAATATAACAATGTTGTTGGTATCATGACGATTACCACCAGCCTTGTTCATGGATTAAATCCTGGTATGCAAGTCAAACTTGAAAGATTTGAGTTTGCTTGTGCCGCTCCTCATGCTGGTGTCACTACAACATTCTTCCCAGATGGAACAAATGGTAGAGTCTTTAATGTTGTAACTAAGAGACCAAGTACAACTAAATTTGAAGTGCAGGTTGGCGTTTCCACTATCCCTCATATTCCAACTGGAACAAGTGAGGCTGCAGTAGAAATTGGTGTTACTACTGATAGGTTCCCAAGTGATATTGGTACTCAGTGGGGTATTAGCGCATTTGATTACACCGAGTCTATCGGTGTTGGTACTATCACTACAAAGGGAACTCATGGAATTGGAATTGGATCTTTTGTCAGATTGGCAAATCTAGAATTCTCATGTGATTCTGAGCACTCTGGAGTCACTACAACTATCTTCCCAGATACTGTAATTGATGAATTTGAAGTTACTGCAACTTCAGCAACAACACTAACAGTTAATGTCGGACCATCAACAATTGCTCACACATATGTTGATAATAGTGGACATTTAAATCGCGTAACATACGCTGATAGTTATTTGGTTAATTCAATTGTTGGCCCAACAACATTCGTCACTAATGTAAATCCTGTCGGTTTTGCACATACTTATGTTGGTGGTGGTACTGTTGAAACTGGATTTACGACCACTAGATTCCCAGATAATAGAGGAATTCCTTTTGCAATCGAAAACTTTGAATATGATAAGACAACTGGATTCTCAACTATTACTACTAAGAAAAATCATAGCGGTCTTGCTATTGGGGAGATAATTAATCTCTCTGGAATTGCAATGACTTGTCTTGCATATGGTAATGAGATTGCTATCTACGACTTTGATTACACCGCATCAACTGGCGTTAGTACAATCCTAACAGCAGATAATCATGGTTTAAGTGATGGTGATCTGGTAATGCTTCGCGATATTGAGTTCTCATGTGCAGCTCCTCATGCAGGCGTGACAACAACTATCTTCCCAGACGGAACTCAAGGTTTCTACTTTAATGTTAATGCCGGAAGTTCTGGAACATCAATCGTTACTAACGTAGGTATTTCTACAATTGCTCACGAGTATGTTTCTGGAACTGGTAAGGTTAGAATTGGCATCACAACTTCAATTTTCCCAGATGGAACTCAAGGATCAAAATTCCAAATCTTTGATCTTCCTGCTCCTAACAAAATTATCACTAATGTAGGAGTTTCTACAATTGATCATATCTATGATGATCATGGTGTTGTATTTGGTGTCAAATCAGTTGGGCCATATGAAATTGAAACTATCATATCACCCACACAATTTATAGTCGATGTCTTGAAAGTTGGATTTGCACATACATTTGTTCCAAATAGAAGAAAAGGTGGTATAGACGCTGAGGTTGCAGTATACAATTACTTGACATTCGGTTCTGGTTACTTCAATACTGTAGATGTTGTAGTTGAAGAGGAAGGTCATTCTGGCGCTGCTGCAACAGTAGTAGCAACTGTAAACGATGGTGGTGTCTTATCCTTCAATATCGAAGGTGAGGGATCTGGATACACAAATCCAACAATTCAAATCGAAACACCATCATACTCTGATCTTCCAATTCAAGGTGTTAGTAGACCTGGCATTGGAGCTACAATAGAAACTGGATTAGGTGTAAAAGTTGACTGTATAGTTGGATCTGCTGCTACTGTTGGATTTGCAACAGATCTCTTTGGAATTGTTAACTATGAATTATCCGCTGCTGGATTCTCCTTCAAACGAGGTGATATCTTTACTCCAGTTGGACTTGTTACTGCAGCAGGAGTAGGAACTGAATATTCACAACTCAATTTTGAAGTTCTTGAAATTCTTAGTGACACTTTCTCTTCATGGAACTTTGGAGAAATTGATTATATTGACTCAATCAGAAGTCTTCAAGATGGAACTAGAACTAGATTCCCACTTAACTTGAATGGTATTCCTCTAAGTTTCCAAACAGATCCTACAAACCAAAGATCAGCTGAGATCGACTTGGATTCTGTTCTCTTGATCTTTGTTAACGGTGTTGTTCAGGTGCCCAAAAAGGATTACTTCTTTGAAGGTGGTACAAGTTTCAACTTCAACTTCACTTCACCACCAGGCCCATCTGATGTAATTTCCATCTATTTCTATAGAGGAACTAGAGGCGTTGATAGTTTCATTGTTACAGTATTTGAGACTGTAAAACCTGGAGATCAAGTTCAACTCAAGAAGTTTGATGGAACAGAAACCATTACTCAGAATGAAAGAACAATCTTCTCCATTAAGGACTCTACCGACATTGAAACAAATGTCTATAGAGGACAAGGTATCGATTCAAACGTCTTCAGACCAATCTCATTTACCAGGCAGAAGAAAGATATCATCATCTCTGAACAAAACCAACCAAAAATCAGAGAAACACTTGAAGCACAAATCATGCCAACCAGCAAAGTCATTAAAGACTTTGGTGCATCTGACTCTGAAATATTCCTTGAAAGTGCAGATCTCTTTAGATATGAGCAAGATGAAGGAAACACTGGTCTAGTTGTTGCAGATGGTTTCATTGTTAAACATAACGATCCCGTCGCGGCTGCAGTCACAGCAACAGTATCACTTGGTGGAACAATTTCAGCAGTGACTATTGTAGATGCTGGTTCTGGATATACTGACGGACCTATTGAAGTTGCTATTGCAAATCCAACAAAAGTTGACAATCCAAAATATGGAATTATCGGAGTTGGAGTTACTGCAATTCTAACTGGTAGTGCATCAGGTGGAATATTAACTTCAGTAACAATTACTAATGAAGGATTAGGTTATGACCCAACTAATCCACCAAAAGCAATTGTAGAAATCCCTGCTTCTGAAACTGAATCTATTGCTAATGCAGATATTATTCTTGGTTACGCAGGTATTATTACTGGAATCGGTACAACAACTGGAACTGGTAGTCATCCTCTTGCACTTAAACTTCAAGTTGATTTGAATAATTCTGGCCCTGTATCTTTACTACCAACTTTACTAGAAGGTTATCCAATTCTTGTTAAGGGTACTGTTACTGGATCTGGAGTCACATCAGTTAATGTGGATGATTCCGATATAATTGGAATCGGAACAAATCTGTTAGATAACATCTATACAGTGAACGCATTTAACATTGAAGGTAATACAGGTATTATTACTTGTAATATCAAATCTGACACAAACGTTATATCAATTGCCCAAACCTCTGGTGCAAATATTGGTGAATTCTCTTGGGGTAAACTCTCTGGATTTACTAGAGGAAATATTCCACTTTCAATTTCCGTAAGCGGAAATATCGTTGATGTTGGGTTAACAACTTTCTCTTCAATATCAAGACGTGGATTGGGACTTAGAAACACTGGTAGTCTAAGTAAAATTATCTTCCTATAACTCAACGTATAAATAAAAAAAATTCCTTTTAACAGGTAGTAATGGCGGCTATTGTAACGGATCAGTTTAGAATCTTAAATGTCAATAATTTTATTGATTCCGTTGAGAATTCTAATAATTCATATTTCATCTTTACGTCTCTACCAAACCCAACTTTATCTATTGGGTATGGTAGAACATCTGATTGGAATACCAACACTTCTGGTCCTCCTAGCCCAGTTGATAATTTCAATTACAGCAATCATGCTTATGATACGATGCTGTTTGGTAGAAAAATTACCCCTGCTAATATTCGTAGAGTTATTAAAAGAGTTGATTGGGAACAAGGTAATGTTTATGAGCAATATCGTCATGACTATAGTTTAAATAATCTATCACCAGTTACTGGATCAACCAGACTTTATGATGCAAGATATTATGTAATGAATTCTGATTTCAGAGTTTATATTTGTATTGAAAACGGAGCAACACCTTCAAACCCTTCTGGAAACTCATCTCAAGATGAACCAAATTTCACAGATCTAGAACCAACTAAGGCTGGTAATAGTGGTGATGGTTATTTTTGGAAATATCTGTTTACAGTTTCTCCATCAGATATTATTAAATTTGACTCAACTGAATACATTACTTTGCCGCCAAATTGGTCAAATAGTATTGATCCACAAATTTCAGTTATTCGTGATAATGGTGATTCTAATGTAAATAATAATCAGTTAAAAACAATTTCAATTAAGAATGCTGGATTTGGTTATGGTCTAGGTCTTGATGTTGAATTAGATATTCTTGGTGATGGAACTGGAGGAAAAGTTGTTGTTTCTACTGATACTAGTGGAAGAATAATCAATGCTCAAATATCTGCTGGTGGTAGTGGATATAGTTATGGTGTTATTGATCTAGGACCAATTCAAAGTGGTAGTTTAACTGAGTTTGCTGAACTAATTCCAATTATTCCACCTTCTAAAGGTCATGGATTTGACATATACACAGAACTTGGCGCAGAAAAAGTTTTAGTTTATGGACGTTTTGATGATTCAACTAAAAACTTTCCAACAGACACTCAATTTGCACAAGTTGGTATTGTAAAAAATCCAACATCTTTTGGATCCACATCTAACTTCACTTCTAATGACTTTAGTTCAACTGGTCAAATTAAAGTTATCAATCCATCTGGCAGTTTAGTCGTTGGTAATACAATTAAGCAAATTGTAGGTACTACAACAGCTGTTGCATACGTTGCATCTTTTGACGAAGAAACAAACGTAATTAAATATATTCAAGATAGAACACTTTACTTTAATAAAACTACTGGAACACAACGCGATTATATCGGTGTTACTTCTGAATCAAAATATGTGAATTTTGAATCATCTGCAGAGTCTATTACAACTGATGGTGGATTCTCAGCATCAGTTGACACTACCTTTGCTGGAATCACGACAATCCTTGGAAACAATGTTGTCAACTTGGGAGTTAACTTCACAGATGGAATAGCAAACCCACAGATAAATAAGAGGACAGGTGAAATTATATACCTAGACAATAGACCATCAATTGCGAGAAACTCTCGCCAAAAAGAAGACATTAAGGTAGTTCTGGAATTCTAAAAAATGGCACAAAAGACAAATCTAAACACGACCCCATATTTTGACGATTTTAACGAAAACGACAATTTCTATAAGGTTCTGTTTAAGCCAGGGTTTCCAGTTCAAGCCCGAGAGTTAAATAATGCTCAGTCTATTCTTCAAAATCAAATTGAAAAATTTGGTGATCATTTCTTCAAGGATGGTTCTGTTGTAATTCCTGGTGGGATTACATATGATAGTGAATATTTTTCCGTAAAGATTAATCCAGAGTATCTTGGTGTTTCCGTTGAAACATATGCCAAAAATTTTATTGGTACGGAAATTTTAGGACAAACTTCAAGAGTAACTGCATCTGTTGTAAATGTACTACTTGAAGATGATTCAGATGATGATCAACTTACAATATATGTCAAGTATTTAAACTCTAGTGAAGATGGTGAATTTTCAACATTTGCTGAAAGTGAACTCCTTCTTGCAGAAGATGATGTAACTTATGGAAATACAACTATTTTCCAGGGTTCTCCATTTGCTCAGGTTATTGCAAAAGATGCCACTGCTATTGGATCAGCCATTTCCATAGCTGATGGTATTTACTTTGTTCGTGGATTCTTTGTAAATGTACAATCACAAACTATTATACTAGATCAATATACCAACAATCCAACATATAGAGTTGGTCTAGACATTATTGAGAGAACTGTAAACTCAAATGAGGATACAAAATTATTTGATAATGCCGCTGGATTTAATAATTTCTCAGCTCCTGGAGCAGATAGATTCAAGTTCCAATTACAACTTACTAAAAAATTAGTAACTGATGAGGATGATAAAGAATTTGTAGAACTTCTAAGACTTAATGACGGTGCAACTGATAAGGCCGAGACCAAAACTCAATATAATAGAATAAGAGATTATTTTGCACAGAGAACATATGAGGAATCTGGTGATTACACTGTAGTCCCTATGGACCTCACTATGGATGAGTGTCTAAACGATGAGCAGGGTAATGATGGTATCTATGAGCGCAGTCAGACTACTAGGAGTGGAAATGTACCTACAGACGATTTAATGTGCCTTACAGTGGGTCCTGGTAAGGCATATGTGAATGGGTATGATATCGATATAGTAGGGTCAAGAGTAATTGATATTCCAAAAGCAAGAACAACTAAAAGAGTTGATAATTCTCTAGTTGCATTTGATCTTGGTTCAGTTTTAGTGGTGGAAAATGTGCATGGTACACCAGTAATTGGTCTTGATAAGGATTCCACTCATGTAATTGATCTTTATGATCAAAGAAGAAATAGTACTACTGCTGGCACTGGTGAAAAAGTTGGTGAAGCCAGACTATACTCATTTGCCCCTAGAAATTCATATGAAAATGATGCTACTGCTTGGGAACTAAGACTATTTGATATTCAGACTTACACTGAATTGACCCTAAATGAAGTATATCAATATTCTAAAGGTACTTATTTCAAAGGAAATAGTAGTGGTGCTAGTGGATATGCTGCTGAAGCTTGGACAAGTGGTGACAAAGTAAAACTTCATCAAACTTCTGGAACTTTTGCTGAAGGAGAAACCATCAATATTGATGGCACAAATGAATTTCCAAGAACTATCAAAGATATCATAGTTTATGATATCAATTCAGTAAAATCTGTATATCAGGATGCATCAACTCTTGGTTTAACTGCTGATTTTGTTGCAGATACACTTCAAAGTGGTAGAGTCGCTCCTAAATTTACTAGAAGAAATACAATTCAAATTACATCAGGAGGAACTGTAACTTCTCCAGGTAATAAGTTTACTGGAATTGCAACTAATTCAATTATCAGTTATCAAAATCCAGAATATGATAAAGTTGTATTCAACCGTGTGAGTGCAGTTGCTGCTAATGGAGATTCAATGACAATTGTGGCCGTACCAACGGTCGCTGGTGTTGTTACTGGAACTCTACCATCTGGCACAATTGAAACTGGATTTAGAATTGGTCAGACAAGATTTGAACAAGGTGACAATGGCGGATCACTATTTTTACCATTAGATCAGGTAAATATTGCATCAGTTGATATTTCTGGATCAAATCTTACAATTTATGATCAAATACTTGCACAATCAACGAATGCTCAAGGTGAACTGACCATCAACATTAGTAATGTTGGCGTAACAAGTTCATTTTTTGATGCCTTTGATGGTGAAAGATATGTAATAACATATTCAGATGGAACTACAGAAAAATTGAGATCTGAACAGTTCACACTCAATAATGATGGAACTGAAATTTCATTTAGTGGTCTAAAAACAAGTGAAAGTAACGTTACTGTTCTTGTAACAGCTAAAAAGAGAGGATTGCAATCAAAATTAAAACAGTGGACAAGAAGTACAAAACTAACTGTAGATAAGTCCAGATTGAGGAGTTCTGGAATCTCTACAGGAACCGTTAATGGAATGAACCATAACTCTTTTTATGGACTTAGAGTTGAAGACGAAGAAATTTCACTAAATTATCCAGATGTTGCAGAACTTCTTGCTGTATACGAATCCAAAACATCAGAAGCTCCAGTATTAGATGCATTGACATTTGAAACTGGTCTTGGATTAGATACAAATTCAATTCTTGGTGAGTACATTCTTGGACCTAATAATAATGCTGTAGCACAAATTGTTACAAGATCATCACCAACTAAAGTTGAAGTTGTATATTTGAATGATGATAGATTCTCTGTTGGTGAAACTCTTACATTGCAAGAATCTAAAATTGAAGGAACTATTCAGGCAATTATTGAAGGTAGATATGTAGATATAACTGAGCAATATATTCTTGATGATGGTCAAAGACCAGATATCTCTGATTATTCAAGATTAGTTAGAGTTGAAAATAAAGTTCCAACAAAACAGTTGTTAGTTATCTTCAATCATTACGTTATCCCAGATAGTGATGATGGTGATGCTTTTACTGTACTATCTTATGGTGCAGATAGATTCAAGAATGACATACCAGATATTTTTGATCCAAACAATTTCAATCAATTTAGTTTTGCAAGAGCTTCAGATACATTAGACTTTAGGCCAAGAGTTGCTCCTTTCGGAAGTCAAGATGGAAAATCACCATTTGATTATGACTCTAGAGATTTCTCCATCACTGGTTCTTCTTCATCATTGATTCCAAAAGACTCTGAAAGTTCTTTCCTTAGTTATGATTTCTACTTGGGTAGAATGGATAGAATTCTTCTAACTCCAGAGGGTGAAGTTGAAGTTGTTGAGGGTGTTCCATCTGAAGATCCACAAGTACCTTCAGTTGTCGAAGACTCTATGACTTTGGCAACGTTGGAGTCTCCACCATATGTTTATGATGTTGAAAAGACTAGGCTAACTCTTGTTGATAATAAGCGTTTCACGATGAGAGATATCGGTGCTCTTCAAGATAGAATTGAAAATCTTGAAGATACCGTTTCTCTTTCAATACTTGAAAATGATACTAGATCTTTAGAGATTACAGACGCTGATGGATTGAATAGATTCAAAACTGGTTTCTTTGCCGATGATTTTACAAATGATGACTTATTTGATAGTGAATTGACAACTATGGTTGTTGATCCAGGTATCGAACAACTTTCATGTGAAGCTGCCCAAATAACTTTAACTCCACAGTTACAGTATCAAACACAACCCGATACTAATACTCTAGATCTTACATCTAATGATCCATTATTGGATACAAATTGCCAAAAAACAGGAAATGTTGTAAGTCTAAGATATGAAGAGATTGAGTATCTGAAACAAGCATATGCAACTAGAGTTGAGAATGTAAACCCATTCAGTATTATTGATTATGTTGGTACTATTCTGTTACAACCAGCACAAGATACGTGGACAGAAACTAAGGTCAGTAATAAAAAGAAAGTTCAGAGAAAGTTTAAGACCTTAAACACTAAGAGTCAAAACGTTGTAGAAAAATTCAGGGTTGGAAGACCACAAAATGGTCCTTCTTCAATGAAGACCACTTCATCATCAAAGACAAAAGTAAACACATCAAAATCAGAATCAATTACTGACGTTTCTACAAAAATTGACTCAAAGACTACTAAAGCCCCATATATGAGAGAGAGAAACGTCTCTTTCTTTGCTGATGGATTGAAACCATTTACAAGATATTATGGTTTCTATGATGGATCCAGAAAGATAAGAGTTCTTCCTAAGTTGGTTGAAATCAAAAACGTTCAGGGATCTTTCCAAGTTGGAGAAATTGTTGAAATTTGGAATAGAAAGGCACAAAGATATGTTAGAGATACTCGATTCTCTAATAGAGCCGTTGATGATCCTAAAACTAAAAAGTTTAAGAGAGCTCGTAGAACAGCTGTTTGTAGACTTGCTAGACCAAATCATAAGTCTGGAAGGATTACAAGACCAAGTGATGTATATTCCTTTAATCCATATAACAGAAGTCAAGATATTAGTAAGTTAACTAGTTACAATAGTTCTTCTACATTCTTGAATCTAGATATTCTTGGAATGTCTCGTAAGGCACAAGGTAAGTTCTTTGGAAACTTCTGGTCAAATTATGTAATTATTGGTAGAAAGAGTGGTGCAGTTGCAACAATTCGTCGGAAAAGATTGATTACTGATGGTATTGGAAGTTTGTATGGAAACATTGCATTTGCTGGACCAAAAGATAGAAATGCAAGATTTAAGACAGGAACCAAAGTATTCAAATTAACTAACGATAGTAAGGATACAGTTGCATTACCTGGACAAATTAAGCATAGTGATGCAGAAGCTCCATTCACCTCTTCAGGAACAATTACCAGAACTACATTAACAACAACTATTAAAAAACTGGTAACAACCACGAAGAATGCGGTTACGACTGTAACCAAAACCAATGTCTTTAGAATGCAAAGACTTCCACCCCCACAAATTATTATAAGGAGGGAGGTTGTTGAAAGAACAAGAGTTATTGAGCCTAGAATTATTAGGGAAACCCTTAGGGAAGTCCGCGTTGAGGTGCCGAGGTTTATTCCAAGACCAGTTCCTAGAAGAGACCCTCTGGCACAGTCATTCACAACAGATAAAAAAGGTGCATTCATTTCCTCTGTTGACATTTACATGGCAACAAAAGATCGTAGAGCACCATTGACTGTTGAATTAAGAACAATTCAATTAGGTCTACCAACACTACAACTTGTTTCTCAAGAAGCACAAGTGGTTCTTCAACCATCACAAATTAATATTTCCAATGATGCTAGTGTTGCTACTAGAGTTACTTTTACAGCACCAATTCCTGTCGAACCAGAAACAGAATATTGTATTGTGCTTCTAGCACCAACTTCAATCAAGTATAATGCTTGGATTGCAAAACTTGGAGAGAAAACTGTAAACACTGCAGAACTATCTGGGCCTGAATCACAGCAATACACTAGACAGTATGGTTCTGGTTCACTCTATAAGTCACAGAACGGTTCTATTTGGACACCATGTCAGTTTGAAGACATGAAGTTCCGAGTTAATAAGTGTCGTTTCTTAGTTGATAACGGAACTGTTACATTCCACAATCCAGATATTGATAGGGATGGTGATCAACTTCCTGATATGCCAGAAGATCCAATTAAGTCTCTACCAAGACAACTTGATGTTGGTATTACAACTGTATTGACACAAGGGATGAAGGATGTTCTACAGATTGGTAGAAAGGTCGGAACTGGATCACTTATTACTGGTGTAATTGGTAATGTTGGAGGAACTCTCCAAACAATTAAAGCCAACCTACCTGGAATTGGATACTCTGATGGCGTTTATAGTAATGTAAACTTCTTCTCATTAACTGGAGAAGGATCTGGTGCAACAGGTTCAGTAACAATTTCTGATGGTGTTCTATCTTCAGTATCACTTGCAAACACTGGAACTGGTTATATTGTTGGCGAATCTCTTGGCATTACTACGGCAGATGTGACTAAAGGTACTGGTGCTCAGATATCAATTTCTGAGATTGATGGTGTTGATACACTTTATCTTACAAATGTCAGAGGTGAACACCTTGTTGTTGATGAGCCACTAGTTTACTATGATGATAGTGGAAATCCACAAACTTTGAATACTGGTGTTACAACAGCAGTTAGAACTTCTATTGTTTCTGATGAATTGCATTCAGGAAATGTAATTGAAGTTCTTCATCCAAATCATGCACTGAAAGACACTCGTAATGTTGTTGACATCTATAATGTAGATCCAACAAGAATTCCTTCAGAATTGAATGCAGATATTAACGCCACTGTAACATCTATTGGAGTTGCTGACACTTCACCTTATGGAACATTCCAAGGTATAACTACTTCTGCTGGATATATCTTGGTTGATAATGAAGTCATGTATTACAACAGCATTGGTAATGGCACTCTTGGAATAGCCACAAGAGGCGCAGAAGGAACCACGGCCGTTAGACATGCAACTGGAGACGAAGTATATCCATATGAATTCAATGACATTTCACTGACTCAAATTAACAAAGTTCATGACATTCCTTCTGCAGTAGTTTTCCAAGCAAATAAAACTATTGATACCTACTATATTGAAATTGATAGGGGCAATAGAAGAGAAGGTCCAAACATGTTGAATTTTGCAAGTGAATTTATTGCTGGTGGTGATAAAGTATTTGCTTCTGGTAACATTCAGTTTGATAGATTAAACTGCAGACTTGACATTGTTACTCCTAAGAAGACCAGAATTCAAACTCGCGTGAGAACAATTTCTGGAACTAGTGCTGGTGGTAATGAAGCATCTTTCGTAGATCAAGGATTCTTGTCAACTGAACCAAATGCAACTTTATTGTTTGGCCAACCTCAAATGGTTTGTTCAAAAGTAAATGAAGAAGAAAATGTAACAAGTCTACCAAGAAACAAATCATTTACATGTGAAGTTGATTTGCAGAGTACAGATAGTAATTATTCACCATTCATCTATCTCAATAACTGCTCTATTGACTTTGATAGATCTAGAGTTGATAATCCAATTAATGATTATACTACCGATTCTAGAGTAAATTCCATACAAGATGATCCTCATGCTGCAATCTACGTTTCTGATAGAATTGATCTGAAAAACCCTGCAACTTCACTTAAGTTGTTCACGTCAGCTTTTGTTGATCCATCTGCAGACATCAGAGCACTCTTCAGAATATTCCCAATTGATAGTGGAAACACAAATCCATCATTTGTTCTGTTCCCTGGATTTGATAACTTAACTGATACTGATGGTGATAATTTTGGCGATCAAGTCATAGATCCATCTAAAAATTCTGGTAAACCAGATCAGAAAGTTATTTCTGTAACAGTTGATGAAATGAGGGAGTATCAATTCAGTATTGATGAATTACCACCATTTACTGCATATCAGATAAAGATTGTGTTTAGTGGAACAAATGAGTGTCTCGCTCCTAGAATGAATGACCTTAGAACCATTGCATTAGCATAAAATGTCTGAATATATTAAAGTAGATCAAGATCCCAGTTTGTATAAAAACTTAGAAACTGGGAGTGTGATCAATATAGATGATCAAGCTTATGAAAACTACATGAAATTAAAAAAGAAAAAAGAAAGAAAAAATGAAGAGATTAGTCAACTTAAAGATGAACTCTCTGAAATCAAGGGGATATTGAAGACTCTCCTTGAGAATAATAATAAATAGTGAAGAGCCCTGATGAACTTGTAAGATGGCAGTATATTCACACAACTTGATTATCAATCAAGGTGCTGATTTTACTAAAAATTTCACCATTGAAGATGCGTCAACAAACTCACCCAAGAGTTTGGTTGGATATGCTGTTAGTGCTCAATTAAGAAAGACTCCAACGTCATCTTCAAAACACACTTTCACTTCAACGGTGACAAGTGATAGTGGTGGAAATGTTCGTATTTCTTTAGGTGCAACGGAAACATCTGCCATAAAAAGTGGTAGATATGTTTATGATGTTGTAATTAATAGTGGGATAGACACTGTGAGTGGTATTTCTACAACACTCAGAGTTGTTCAAGGTTCCGCGATTGTTAATCCTGGAATTACCCGATAATGGCTGGAATAACTACAGTCACAACTGAGAATAGCTCTACTGTAACTACAGTTTTATTAAATAATAGGACTGATAAATCAGTTTCATCTCTTGATGATACCAGCAAATCTGTAAAAATTTTACTGAATAATTAGTTTGGAGTAAAATGGCATCACCATCTACAAGACAAGAATTAATAGATTACTCTCTACGAAAACTTGGTGCGCCAGTTTTAGAAATCAACGTGGATGATGATCAGATAGATGATTTGGTTGATGACACTATTCAATATTTTCAAGAACGTCATTACGATGGATCTGAAAAGACATTTTTGAAATATAAAATTACACAAGATGATATTGATAGGGGAAAGGGCCCAGGTAATTCTGCAAGCACTGGAATTACAACCACAACAGTATCAGAATCTGTTGGATTAACAACAGAATTTTCTTATGAAGAGAACAACAATTATATTAAAGTACCAGAGTCTGTTTTAGGAATCAATAAAATTTTCAAATTTGACACCAGTTCTATTTCTGGTGGCATGTTTAGTATTAAATATCAATTATTTTTAAACGATCTATACTACTTCAGTAGTGTGGATCTTCTAAATTATACAATGACAAAGAGATATCTTGAAGATATTGATTTCTTATTGACTACAGATAAGCAAATTAGATTTTCAAAGAGATCAGGAAGATTGTATCTAGATATTGACTGGGGTGCTCAGTCAGCTGGCGATTACCTCGTCATTGAATGTATTCGTGCTTTAAACCCATCAGATTTTAATAAAATATATAATGATACTTGGGTAAAAAGATATGTAACTGCTTTAATCAAAAGGCAGTGGGGTGCTAACATGATGAAATTTAGTGGAACCAAACTACCTGGAGGTGTTGAACTTAACGGTAGACAATATTATGAAGATGGAAATTCAGAAATAAGAGAAATAGAAGATAAGATGGCTAGTTATTATGAACTACCTCCCATGGACATGATAGGATAATGGCAAGAAATCCCTATTTTCTACAAGGATCAAAGCAAGAGCAATATTTGCTTCAAGATCTAATCAATGAGCAATTAAAGATCTATGGGATAGATGTATATTATATCCCAAGAAAAATAATTGGCACCGAAACTCTCTCAAGAGAAGTAACGATGTCCAAGTTAGATGATAATTTTATCATCGAAGCATATCTTGATAATTTTGAGGGATATGGTGGTAATAATGATATTATGACCAAGTTTGGAATAGAACTTAGAAATGAAATTTCTTTGACTATTTCAAGAGAAAAATTTGATACTTACATTGTAGAGTTTTTAAAAGACTTAAAAGAACAAGATGCCAGTGAAATCATACTAGATAGCAGACCTAGAGAAGGTGATGTAATATATTTCCCACTTGGTGAAAGACTATATGAAATTAAAAATGTTGAGCATGAAAAACCATTCTATCAATTAGGTGAAAATTACGTTTATCAATTACAGTGTGAACTTCTTAGACTTGAAGATGAGATTATTGATACTGGAGTTACTGAGATTGATAACGCAGTTATTGATGAAGGATATATTACTACAATAAATCTTACAGGAGATGGTGTAAATGCTACTGCAACTGCTGGCATTGCTCTGACTGGATCAGTTAGAAAAGTTGAACTTAATAATGATGGATATAACTATACATCAGCTCCAACGGTCGCAATTTCAACTGCACCTGTAGGTGGAACAGATGCAACTGCTGTTGCTATTACTACATCCAACTCTATTTTTGAAGTTCTCATCACAAATGCTGGTGCTGGATATACAGTAGCACCAACCATAACGTTTAGTGGTGGCGGTGGTATTGGAGCAGCTGCAACAGCAATTCTTGGTGATGGATCTGTTCAAACACTCACCATTACAAATCCTGGATCACTTTATTTGAATGCTCCTATAGTAACTTTGGCTGGTTCAGCAAACACTTCAATTGGTTCTTCTGCAGAAGTAATTTCTACAATTGGAACTGGTGGAACTGTTACTGGAAGTCTATCTGGCACTACAGCAAGAGTCAAGAAATACGATAAAGATGCCAAGACCCTAGACGTGTACATAAATAGTGGTACGTTCACAGCTGGAGAAAATATTGTAGGCGCTACATCTAACGCCACGCATACAGTCTCCGCCTTTAAATCAGATCCTGGAATTCAAATAGAATTCGCTCAAAATGAAGAGATTGAAGACTTAGCTGATGATATCTTAGACTTCACAGAATCGAATCCCTTCGGTACATACTAATGTTAGGAACTTATTACTATCACGAAATATTACGAAAGACAATCGTTGCCTTTGGTACTATTTTTAATGATATTCACATAAGACATACGAGTGATGACTCTGGAACAATTAGTGATATAAAAGTTCCTTTAGCATATGCACCTCAACAAAAATTTCTTGCAAGATTAGAACAACAGGCACAACTCGATAAGCCAGTTGCGATAACATTGCCAAGAATGTCATTTGAAATGTTGGGAATTACATATGATGCATCTAGAAAGTCAAATGTAACTAAAACTTTCAAAGCTGTAGATGGTGAAAACATGAAGAAGGTATTTCTTCCTGTTCCTTATAACGTAGAATTTCAGTTATCAATATATTCAAAGTTAAATGAAGACGCTCTACAGATAGTAGAGCAAATTTTACCATACTTCCAACCATCTTTTAAAGTTAGTGTTGATTTGGTGAATTCAATAGGAGAGAAAAGAGATATTGCAATTACATTAAATAATATCAATATGACTGATGAATACGAAGGAAATTTCCAAACAAGAAGAGCCTTAATTTATAATTTGACGTTTACTGCTAATACATATCTATTCGGTCCTATAGCAGAAAGCACTGATGGACTAATTCGTAAGGTTCAAGTTGATTATCATACTCAAACTGATGCAGATACGGCTAAACGTGAAATGAGATATACCGCTGTTCCTGATCCTATTGATGCTAATCCTGGAGACGACTTTGGATTCAGTGAAACGTTAGAAATGTTTAGTGATAGTAAGTCATTTAATCCAGCCTCAGGAACTGATTCATAATTAATGTCATGTCAAAATCATTCGATAAAATTAGCGATTCTCTGAATACTGAAACTGATATTATAGATATCACTCCCAAGGAATCTGAAATTATTCCAGTTGTTTCTGATGAAAGAATTGAACAGTCTAAGAAAGACTATGAATATACAAGAGGAAATCTTTATTCTTTAATTGAAAAGGGTCAAGAAAGTTTAAATGGAATTATGGAATTAGCTCAGGAGTCAGATTCTCCTAGAGCATATGAAGTTGCTGGACAGATTATAAAAAGTGTTGCAGATACAACTGATAAACTTATAGATTTGCAGAAAAAAATGAAGGAACTAAATAAAGATGAGGACTCTGGTCCAAAATCCATTACGAATAATTCATTATTTGTAGGGTCTACTGCAGAACTAGCTAAATTTCTTAAAAGCCAACAATGACGGAATCTAAGAAATGTAAAATTGGTTATTACTACTGTTTTACAGATAAAAAATGTAAGAAGATTCCTATGGGATACCATATTGGTTCTCGTGGATATCTTTCAAAAGATGAAGAAGGTGATGATTCCGAAAATAAAAAGAATGGTAATGGTAATGGTGAAAGTAGTAATGGCAATGGTGGAAATGGTAATGGTGGCGGGGGAATATCTGAAGAAGGGCTACGTGATTGGTTTGGTAAATCTAAATCAAAAGGTGGTAAAAGTGGATGGGTTAATGTTGTAACAGGTGGAACCTGTGCAAGTGATAAACCTGGAGAAGGAACTCCTAAGTGTGTTTCTTCAGCAAAAAGATCAAGTATGAGTAAAGCAGAAAGACTTTCTGCTCAAAGAAGAAAAAAAGCAGCAGATCCTGGCCAACAACAAAAATCTGGTGCAGCAAAACCAACTTACGTTTCTACTGACAAAAAGAAAATGAAGGAAGAAAACCTATTATCAGTCTCAGAAGCAAAAGACAAAAAAACTAAAGGTAGCGGAACAAAAGACGCTTGTTACAATAAGGTCAAGTCTCGTTATTCTGTATGGCCCTCTGCGTATGCTTCTGGTGCTTTAGTAAAGTGTCGTAAGGCTGGTGCTGCTAACTGGGGTAATAGCACAAAAGAAGAAGTGGAGATTGGCGAAGCATGTTGGAAAGGTTATGAGAAAAAAGGTATGAAGACTATGTTTGGAAAGAGATATCCAAACTGTGTTAAGAAAACTAAGAAAGAAGAAGTAAATCTCAGTGACAATCTCAGTCTACATGTAGAGGGTATGGGAAATGTTCGTTATTGCCCTCAGTGCCAAAAGAATGAGACTAGAGAAGAGTGTGCATATGGGCCAAAAAACTGGGATATGAATTCAAGTCCTACTTCTCTCGGATCAAATACATTTGATATTGCTTCTGTCACTCCATCAAATGAAGAGTATGTTGGAGAAAAATATGAAAGAATTCAAAAAACGGGAAGAACTTATACAATCTTCTTTAGTTTTAGAGGTCAGCATAAGTCACTTCAATTTTTCTTCCCAACATCAACAAGACCTTCTAGGGAAGATGTATTAATTCAACTCAGAAAAATTTATCCTGATGCTATATTAGCAAATTTCTTTGAAAGAGATCGTATTGAAAATGAACCGCTTATAACTGTAGAAGGTGTCAAGAGTTTTGGAAATTTCATGGCAGAAGGTGCCGCTTGGACTAAGAAGTCTGGTAAGAACAAAGAAGGTGGACTCAATGAGAAGGGACGTAAGTCTTACGAAAAAGAGAATCCTGGTTCTGATCTGAAAGCACCTTCTAAAAAAGTTGGTAACAAGAGAAGAGCATCATTCTGTGCAAGGATGAAAGGAATGCGTAAGAGACAAAAACCTTCTAATAACACAGGCGATGATCGTCTATCAAAATCACTAAGAGCTTGGAATTGCTGATATGTTAGTAGTAAAACTTTTAGGAGAATCTGTACAAGTAAATGCTGGTTCTGGAAGTACAGTTCCAGCATCAGCTACATACGGTAGTGTTGGTGCAGAATATGCAATGATCCAGCACAGTCATTCATCGGATCGTATGGTTGAAGTAAGAACAGGTGCTGGTGTCACATATGGAAGTATGCATATGTCTAGTAATGACCCAATTATCATACATAAAAGTAGGACGGATTTGATCTATTCTTCTGCATCAGATGTATACGCAACATCGGTAGTATATCAAGGCTAATTTTTTTTAATTATGAGTGAAAGCATTTATCTTGGTAATCCCAATCTAAAAAAAGCGAATACAAAGATTCAATTTTCTGAAGATGATATTCGTGAATTCTTGAAGTGTAAAAAAGATCCTGTATATTTTGCTAGAAATTATATCAAAATTGTTTCTCTAGACGAGGGTCTTGTACCATTTAAGATGTACAAGTTCCAAGAGAAACTTGTAAAAAACTTTCATAAGAATAGATTTAACATCTGTAAGATGCCACGTCAGACTGGTAAGTCTACAACATGCGTATCTTATCTACTTCATTATGCCGTCTTTAATGACAATGTAAATATTGCTATCTTAGCAAACAAAGCAGCTACTGCGAAAGATCTTCTTGGAAGATTGCAACTTGCATATGAAAATTTACCCAAGTGGATGCAACAGGGTATTGTTTCTTGGAACAAACAATCATTGGAGTTGGAGAATGGATCTAAAATTATCGCCGCATCTACATCTGCATCTGCTGTCCGTGGCGGGTCCTATAATATCATCTTTCTTGACGAGTTCGCTTTCATCCCAAATCATATTGCTGACCAATTCTTTGCCTCTGTTTATCCTACTATCTCGTCTGGTAAAAACACCAAGGTAATTATTGTTTCAACACCACATGGTATGAATCACTTCTACCGAATGTGGCATGATGCAGAAAGAAATAAAAATGAATATATACCAACTGCAGTACACTGGTCTGAAGTTCCTGGAAGGAACGCTAAGTGGAAAGCTCAAACTATTTCAAACACATCAGAAGCACAGTTCAAGGTCGAGTTTGAGTGTGAGTTTCTAGGATCCGTTGATACTCTTATTGACGTAACTAAACTAAGAAATTTGGTATATGATGATCCAATAAAAAGAAATAAAGGATTAGATATTTACCAAGATCCTATAAAGGATCATAATTATATGATGACGGTTGACGTTGCTAGAGGAGTAGAACGTGACTATTCAGCTTTCATTGTATATGACATAACACAATTTCCATATAGGATAGTTGCAAAATATAGAAATAATGAAATAAAACCGATGGTATTTCCAAGTATCATCAAACAAGTTGCAGACGGATATAATCAATCATATGTTTTAGTTGAAGTCAACGATATTGGTGATCAAGTTGCATCTATTCTTTATTTTGATCTTGAATATGAAAATTTGCTAATGTGTTCTATGAGAGGTAGAGCAGGGCAAGTAGTTGGATCTGGATTTTCTGGTAAAAAATCTCAATTGGGTGTCAGAATGACATCAGCAGTAAAAAAATTAGGATGTTCTAATTTAAAAACTTTATTAGAAGATGATAAACTTTTAACAAATGATTATGATATTATTTCCGAACTAACTACATTTGTTCAAAAGAGACAATCATTTGAGGCTGAAGAGGGATGTAATGATGATCTAGCAATGTGTCTAGTTATATTCTCATGGTTAGTTGCACAAGATTATTTCAAAGAAATGACTGATAATGATGTTCGTAAAAGAATTTATGAAGATCAAAAAAATCAAATCGATCAAGATATGGCTCCGTTTGGTTTTATCGCTGATGGTTTAGATACTGTAAGTGAAGTTGATAATGATGGAGATAGATGGTTCGCTGATGAATACGGTGACAGATCTTATATGTGGGATTATAGGTAATGGATATTGAAGACTCATTTGAGTTAGAACATCTTCTTTTCAATGAAAGACAATGTAGATCTTGTTACCAAACAAAAAATTTATTGACTGATTTTTATCTTACTAGAAAGGATAGAGGATCTTTTCCATCAGCATATTCATATGAGTGTAAAGAATGCACAATTAAACGTGTCATGAATTCAAGAAAAATTGATACTTCCTTCAAAAACGACTATCCAGACTGGTAATAGGTTCATGCATTGTTTCCCCATGATAGAGGTACTTTTTAATAAATAACTTTAGATTAATATCGGACACCAAAAGGAGACATCAATGGCGCTAAATTTAGCATCTCCTGGTATTGTTGTAAGAGAGGTAGATCTTACTTTAGGAAGAGTAGATCCCGTATCTGATAAAGTTGCTGCTCTTGCAGCTCCTTTTGCACAAGGACCAGTAGAAGTTCCAACTCTAATCCAGAATGAATCCGATTTGCTAGCTAACTTTGGCAAATCATACGATGCTGACAGGCATTATGAGAACTGGATGGTCGCATCTTCGTTCCTCGCATATGGCGGATCACTAAGAGTCATCAGAGTAGATGATTCTGAAATGACGAACGCATTCTACGGATCTGGAACTGCACCAAAAATTAAAAGTTTAGAGCATTATAATGATTTAGGTTACGAAGATAACGTTATTAGTAACGTCACTTTTGTCTCCAGAAACCCTGGATCATGGGGTAACGGTTTAAAAGTTGCAATCATTGACTCAGCAGCTGACCAAAGACTTACTGGACTCGCACTAACTGGTATTACAGTTGGTATGGGTGTAAGTCAAGTTGTTCCCGAAGGAACCGTTATTCCTGGTATTGGAGCAACCTCTACACTAGACGGTGCATTTAAAGGAATTGTAACTAAAGTTGGCGCAGACTTTATTGATGTCAAATTTGTTCAACATGAAAGTGCTGCTGGAGTAACAACTCAAGTTGATTATCAAGAGAATGGAATTTATAGATTCACTGGTGATATTAGAATCATCGACTCTTCTGGTGATAGTGTAACTGGTGGTAACGAACTATCAACAACTCTTGCATCAGTCGGTCTTTCCACTGGAGTTACTTCTATTCCTGTTGGTGCAACATCTGATGTTGTTGTAAGTGATCTTCTTTCCGTTCCTCACCTTGGATATGGCCTAACAGTTACTGGAGTTGGAACAACTGCTGTAACAATTAGTTCTTTCGCTGGATTCAGCACATCTGTTGCTGGCCCTGCTAGTGGAGTTCTTCCTGTTGGTAGTGGAGTAACATTCGCACGTTCTATCAGAACTAACTCAGCGGCTGATTGGTTCGATCAACAAAAAATTAATTATACTGGTGGAGAACTTTTCTGGAATCAACTTTCTGATCGCCCAGGAACTTCAGAGTATGCTGGAAATAGAAATAGTAGATTTGATGAAGTTCATCTAGTTGTCATCGATGATGATGGATCACAAACAGGTAATCCTGGAACTATTCTTGAGAAGCATCTAAACTTGTCTAAAGCAAGTGATGCCCAGTTTGAAAATGGATCATCAGCTTACTACAGATCATATGTTGCTAGTGGTTCTGGTTACTTCTTCGCTGGTGGACAACCTGCAGGAACTGTAGCAAGTGACTTTAAAGTTGCAACTGGAAATGGATTCACTGCAGTAACAAATATTGCATGGGATCAAGAAGCTGCTGGAATTTCTTTCGCAGGATTTGGTAACACCACTGCTACTTTGGCAGGCGGTCTAAACTATAATGGAGCAACTGGTCTATCAACCACAACTTCACTTGCAGCAGATATTTCAGAGATTTCTGCTGGATATGAAATCCTAAACAACCCTGATGAGTACACTGTAGATTTCATCCTTCAAGGATCTGGAAACTACACTAAAGAAGAAACTCAGGCAATTGGTCTAAAAGTAATCGAAGTTGCAGAGAAGAGAAAGGATGCTGTTGCATTCCTATCACCACATAGAGCTGCTATCTTCAATGATAGTGATACTGAAGCAGTTGTAAGACCTATTGAAACAATTACCAATAATGTAATTGGTCACTTCACACCACTCACTTCATCTTCATTCGCAGTCTTTGATAGTGGTTATAAGTACATGTATGATAGGTTCTCTGATAAGTTCCGCTATGTCCCACTAAATGGAGATACTGCTGGAACTTGTGCAAGAACTGATATCAATGATTTCCCTTGGTTCTCACCCGCAGGAACAGATAGAGGAGCTATCCTAAACGCTGTCAAACTTCCTTACAACCCAGGTAAGTCCCAGAGAGATCGTCTCTACAGTAATAGAATCAACCCTGTAACCTTTATTCCTGGTTCTGGCATTGTTCTATTCGGTGATAAAACTGGATTCGCGAAAGCTTCTGCTTTCGATAGAATCAACGTTCGTAGATTGTTCATCTTCCTAGAAAAAGCAATCGCCGCTGTAGCAAGAGATCAACTCTTTGAATTCAACGATGAGATTACCAGAACTAACTTTGTTAACTCTGTTGAGCCTTTCCTAAGAGAAGTTCAGTCTAATCGTGGAGTTCAAGATTTTGTTGTTGTATGTGACGAAAGCAACAACACTCCTGCTGTAATTGATCGTAATGAATTCGTTGCTGATGTATTCGTCAAACCAGCACGCTCAATCAACTTCGTTGGACTCACCTTCGTGGCAACACGAACTGGTGTGTCATTTGATGAAGTCATCGGAAACGTTTAATTAGAGGTCTAAACCAAAATGGCATCAAAAAATCAACAAAATCCTCCCGCTTTAAGGACTATTTCCGATTTCAAGAATAAATTGCAGGGCGGCGGGGCCCGACCCAATTTATTTGAAGTTGTACTCGCATTTCCTGGAAATTTGAGTGTTAGCAACAATGTCGTCAATGAAGCAAGATTTATGGTAAAGGCAGCTGCGCTGCCTGCATCAAACATTGCTCCTATTGATGTTGCTTTCCGTGGTCGTCTACTTAAGGTTGCTGGAGACAGAACCTTTGATACTTGGACAATCACTGTTCTCAATGATACCGATTTCGGAATCAGAGGAGCATTTGAAAGATGGATGAATTCTATCAATCGTGTCACTGACGCGACTGGTGCAGTCAATCCTGCTGATTACCAAGCTGACGCTTTCGTATATCAACTAGATAGAGATGGAAGTGTACTTAGAAAGTACAAATTCCATGATGTTTTCCCAACAAACATTTCTCAGATCGATCTATCATATGATTCATCTGATTCTCTAGAAGAATTTACTGTCGAACTACAAGTTCTATTCTGGACAGCAGCTGCAGATAATGCAGGTGGTGGTGCTGGAGACATCAACTAAGATCGCTAAATAATCTTAGTAAGACAGCAAATTTTATAAAATGGCGAGACTTTTTGGATTCTCTATTGAAGATAACGAAAAAAAATCTAAAAGTGTAGTGTCCCCTGTCCCCGTTAATAACGAGGATGGGGTTGATCATTATATTGCTAGTAACTTTTATGGCCAATACTTAGATTTAGAAGGTGTATATAAGTCAGAATTTGAATTAGTAAAAAGATATCGTGAGATGGCGCTTCATCCAGAAGCAGACACAGCGATTGAAGATGTTGTGAATGAAGCTATTGTCAGTGATCTTAATGATACTCCTGTAACTATCAATCTTGAAAACCTTCCAGCTAGTGATGGTATCAAGAAAAAAATTAGGGAAGAATTTAAAGTAATCAAAGACTTGATGAACTTTGATGCTAAATCACATGAAATTTTCAGAAATTGGTATGTTGATGGAAGAGTTTACTATCACAAAGTAATCGATATCAAAAAACCTGAAGAAGGTATTCAAGAACTAAGATATATTGATCCTCTTAAAATGAGGTATGTTCGTGAAGAGAAAAAATCTAAGCAAGATCAAAATAATGGTAATGCTATCTTCAGACAACCAAATGGAGCTCAACAAAAGGAAGTAGTTCAGTTTCCTGAAATTGAAGAATACTTCATGTATATGCCAAGACCAACTTATGCTGGTGGAATGGGTGATAGATATGCTGGAACAAAGGGAATTAAATTTTCTAAAGATTCAATCACATATTGTACGTCTGGTCTTGTAGATAGAAATAAGGGTGTAGTTCTTTCATATCTACACAAAGCAATCAAGTCACTCAATCAACTTAGAATGATTGAAGATTCTTTGGTGATCTATAGATTATCTAGAGCTCCAGAGCGTAGAATTTTCTACATTGATGTTGGCAATCTTCCCAAAATAAAAGCGGAACAATATCTAAAAGATGTGATGAACCGTTATCGTAATAAGTTGGTTTATGATGCATCGACTGGAGAAGTTCGTGATGATCGTAAGCATATGAGTATGCTTGAAGATTTCTGGCTTCCTAGACGTGAGGGTGGTCGTGGTACAGAAATTACCACACTTCCTGGTGGCCAAAATCTTGGAGAACTCAGTGATGTTGCTTATTTCCAAAAGAAACTATACAGATCATTAAGTGTACCTGAATCCAGAATTGGTGCTGAGGGTGGATTTAATCTTGGTCGATCTAGTGAAATCTTGAGAGATGAACTGAAATTCTCCAAGTTTGTTGGCCGTCTAAGAAAGCGTTTCAGTAATATGTTTATTGATATGCTGAAGACTCAATGTCTTTTGAAGAATATCTGCACCCCTAAAGATTGGGTGACACTTGAAGAGCATATTCAATTTGATTTTATCTACGATAATCATTTTGCAGAACTTAAAGAAAAAGAATTATTGGAAGGTAGATTGAGTGCCGCTCAACTAGCAGAACCATATCTTGGAAAATACTATTCTGTTGAATATCTTCGTAGAAAAGTTCTCCATCAAACCGATGAAGAAATTATTGAAATTGATCAACAAATTGAAAAAGAAATTCTTAGTGGAATTTTGCCTGATCCAAATGCACCTGTAGATGAAATGGGAAATCCAATTCCACAAGACGCCACTGGTGGGGTAGGTGAGGTTCCTATGGATGATGAAGCCGACGGTGGATACACTGAGGCTGATGGTCGAGCTGCTGAGATATAAATAGATTTAAGTTCTTATTTTATAATTCATGGACAATATTGTCGATTTAATCGCTAGTGGTGCAAGCGCGTCACAAGTTAGTGATGAGATTAAAGATGCTCTTTACGGCAAATCCGCAGAGAAAATTGATGCTCTCCGTCCTTTAGCCGCAGCATCATTGTTTGGTAAAGGCGAAGAAGAAGTTGAGTTTGACGCAACAACAGAAACTGGAGAAGAATAATGGCAAGATCTCTTGTCTTAGGACCACAAACAAATTGCCCAACTAGTGTTGGTGCAGCATCGAGTTTCAGTTCAGCAACTGTTGTTCGCCTTTACAACAGTAATGCAGCTGCTCAGTTAGTTACCATTCTTGATGAAAATTTTCAAGGTATTGGTTCTATGACTATGCCAACTGGAACTGTAGAATATGTCGAGAAAAAGCATAAGGATTTAATCCTAGCTGGATCTGCTGATGTAAAAGGAACTAAAGTAGGATTCACCGCATAAACAAATGAAACTTATCAGAGAAGAGATCGAACAGGTTGAAATTATCGTTGAGCAACGCAACGGTAAAAAGAATCTGTATATTGAAGGAGTTTTCCTTCAGGGTAATATGCCCAATAGAAACAAGAGGATGTATGACTGCTCTCTCCTAGAAAGAGAAGTAGGACGATACAACGAAAACTTTGTATCTAAAGGCAGAGCTCTTGGAGAATTGGGACACCCTGATGGCCCTTCTATTAATCTTGATCGAGTTTCCCATAAGATTGTTTCTCTTCAAAGAGAAGGAAATAATTTTATTGGTAAGGCAAAAATTCTTTCTACCCCAATGGGTAAAATTGCCGAATCTCTTCTAAATGATGGTGTCAAGCTTGGTGTTTCTTCTAGAGGAATTGGAACCCTTTCTCCTACTAAAGAAGGATATAGTTTAGTTAATGATGACTTTGCTCTAGCAACTGCTGCTGATATTGTAGCAGATCCTTCCGCACCTGATGCCTTTGTTGACGGTATCATGGAAGGTAAAGATTGGGTTTGGGACGGTGGAATTCTCCGCGAAAAACTTGCAGAAAGAACATACAAAAAAATCAATACTTTAGTTGATCAGAGAAAATTGGAAGAAAATAAGATTAACTTATTCCAAAATTTTCTATCAGGTTTATAATTTATAAATAAGTATAGTCAACTTACCAATATAGATTTACTTT